AGGCACCCCCTTATATACACCGTTTCCGTTTACCCATAAAGGATAATAATTAATCATATTAAGTAAAGAATTTATTATAAATAAGGTACTTTTACCGAGTTCATAACTTACGTCTTCGCTTAATGTTTCGTCACTTGGTTCTATGTTATAATTTACCCAAGTTCCAACATCGTCAAGTAGTCCTTCGATTGTTTCGACTACATTTACACCACTGGCAAAACTTTTGCTTACAATTGTTTTATCTTGATCTAATGCTTTTAATAGATCATATCCGTCTATATTTCTTGATACTAAATTACCGTCACTTTGTTTTTGTGGAGATAATAGCATATAATGCCCTAAAGGAATTGGATAAGTTGTTCCATTAGCCACGAAATTATACCATGGCTTTATTAAGTCTGATAGATAATTAATATCTGATATATCTTTTAAGTGAAATTTAGCACTTGAAATAATAGACCTATCAAAATCTATATCAATATTAGCACTTTCAATATAATTACTTATCCATTGGCTATGTTTATATATACCACCTGATAAAGTTAGTAGTTCATATGTAAAATATTCTTGTCCACCATTATCAAATATTGTGCTCATTATTCAACACCACCATTTAACCTATTAATATTGGTACTAAATTGATACGCTAAATTATCTTTTTTATCAAATTTTGACCCGTATAATAAAGCATAAAACCAACGACCACGCCAATCTCTGTAAAATACATCTCCTATACTTTCTAATATTTCTACTAAATCATCATATTTAGTGACAGGACAATCCGCGGAAAATGCCAATTGTTGTATTTTACTATTACCTTGGTATTTTACTGGATAAGTACGACCAGCAAATTGTTTTATTTTTTCGTTTCTGTTAATGAATTCACTAATGGAGATATCCCCAACCAACCTAACATAATTTTCAAATCCATTGCCACCATTAATGAAAAACATTCCGGTCATTAACACATCAATATCTACTTCAACACTGTTATTTGTGCTTGGAGTATCACTTACAGCCTGTACATAATAATTATTATTACCGCCTATGTTTGGTATATAGTCCGTAACTGTAGTATTTTCTGGTATATCAGTCTCGACAACTTCCCAATCCCCACCGTTTACGCTTCTATATAATACATTGTGGTCGGTTTCTGCATTTAATGGCGAAATTTCAACTAACAATTCAGGTTCACTATCTGTAATAGTACTATCGTAAAATTCGTCAACACTTCCGTCTGTTGTGGTAGCAACTATTGCCATGCCTTCATAATCTGTAATTGTTTCATCTGCTATATCTTCAAGTAATGTTGTTAAATCCCATGACTCAGTATCCCCAGCACTGTGTGTATGATCGTCATAATCTGTTGTATCAATTGTTGGCACGGTTCCATGTGTAACTGTTGTTTCGTCCCAACTACTTTTTATATAATTAACCGCTGAATCAATACCGGCAACTAAAGCCGTTTTTCTATACAAATTCAATTGAGCACTTACAATAGTCTTACCAACAAAGAAACTTAAATCAAAATCTAAAAGTATTCTTTTTAATGTGGTCCCTCCAGCTGTATCATCTTCAAGTTGTAATTGCCCATTGTCATTATAATTGGTTCCTGAATTATCGCTATCTATATAGGTATCTTGTGTTGATTCTTCGGCATATTCTGTTACAACCTCCGGGTTAGTAATTGCCACGTCTATACTTCCGGATTCTTCATTTAAATTTAAGCTTATACTTGGTTGCATAGGTTCTAAAAATTCCGTTGTGAATTCTTGTTCAGTTTCAGCACTCCATAAACCATTATCTTCTTGCACTTGTAAAGTGACTGTATAAGTTGTTTCATTTTCCAAAGCAGTATTAAAAGTACAACTTCCCGTATTACCATTAGTTACTACTTGACTAGCTTGTACACTTTCTAATAATGCATCTTCATTGTCATATAATTTACATAAATATGTTTTTTGATCTTCGGCTTCTGCCTGCGTATATGTCCATTGAACTGTCAATTCACTATAGACGTAATCACTGACCGAAGGGTCGAAAATTGTACCAACAGGACGACTTACACATTTAAATGTTGCTTCATCTGAATAAGCCGATCCCGTCGCATATTCTCCCCAAGTTTTACATTTCCATAGATAATCATTACCATTTGTAAATGTTTCTGCTGCTATTTCTATATATTCGTTAGTACTTACTTCTTCATCGTAAGGATCCGTACCTGGATAACTTCCACCTGATAATTTGTAAGTCAAGGAAAATTTTGTTTGGTCCGTTTGGTCTGTTGGGTTATGATTCCATGTAAAAGTTTTTGCTTCATCTGCATCAAATACTGCTCCACCATTAGGGCTTAAACCAGTTGGTGCATCTGGTGTTGATAAAGTCACGACTTCGTTAGATTCTGTATAGCCCGATTCTAATGTCGGACTTTGATATGTCCCCTCTTCGGCTTGTACCTGATATTTAGAATATGTATATGGATCTGTATCTGTGTATTCTTCATTACCACCGATTACAGTATCTAAATTTGCCCAACCTTCCCATGTTTCACCTTCATCTAAACTATAGTTTCGTTGTATTCGAAAAATATCTTCATAATATGAATTATCTTCCCATGTAATTTCTACATTATCCCCTACTCTTGTAGCTACTACATTTGTAGGTTTCGCCGGAGTTGTATGAATATAAACTGTGCTTGAATAACTACTATATCCTGCATTATTCCAGGCACGAACACGATAACGATATTGTCTATTTGTTACGGTTGTAGTATCTGTATAACTATTAGTTCCTGTTGTTGTGTAATCTGTAGTTATTGTATGGATTACGGACCATGATTGCGAATTAGTGTCCCAACGTTCCAGATATTGATTATAATATGGGTCATCGTCAGAAGCCGTACGGTTCCATTGAAGTGTCTGGCTTGTATCGGAATTCCTTGATACTTGTAAGCTGTTAGGTGCAGACGGTGCCTCAATCATAAAAACACCAACATATGGTTCGTCATTTGTATCTGTGTTGTATCCAGACATTGATGTAATACTAGGGAATGATGCTGTATTAGTTTTTCTATATCCGTTTCCGCTTCCGCTATCAGTTTTCATAATATGAGATTCAGACGGGCTACGATATAATCCAACCCAAATACTAGTACCGCTTATTATATAGGGAGTACTAACCGATTTTTCGTAATTATACTGTGTAGATTCGTTGCCGTCAGCCATACTAAAAGTACTTGACTGTGCTATGGCACTTCCACCAACATTCCAACATGCCAGTCTTGTAGATACTGTGCCGGTGTTATATCCTGCGGCCTTTACGTATATTTTAATTATGGCCGTATCTGCGCTTAATCCTGAAATCAAAGCACAATGTTGATTATAAGTATTATTTCCCGACCATGCGTACCCGGTACCACCACCAGCATTACTATAATACCAACCCATTAAATCACTTCCTTTCCTTATTGCATATTTTTATAATGCTTTACATTTTTTAATACAGAAATTATGTCATTAAATTCTTCGACGGATTTTGCATCAATTACTATATCACCATATAAATTAACATTTTCCTGTCTGTTATTACTTGTTACCATTTTGCTTGGTGTCATATTATTTAATATGCTTCTAGTTCGTGGAGCACTATAAATATCGCTTCCTTTAGGCACATGCATTAATTCAGGCCCTTGTTCACCTACCATTGCCCAACCACCAGCAAAATTCCGAACACCATCAGCAAATCCCGGTATTTTATCAGTTAACCATTTGGGTGGACTTGGAAATTTTAGTTTTGCTAATATATCAAGAACTTTTCCAATTGCACCCTTCACAGAATCAAAAGCATCTGCTACTTTATCAATAGCTGTTTTTCCTATTTCCATAGCGGTTTTTATGTTGTTCTTAATGTCTTTAAATTTATCATATACAGTTTTAGCAAGTTTCCCAACAAACAAAGCCATTTCGATTATTTTTTCAATAAATAGGGCGATTTCTTTTTTATGATCAACTACAAATTGTGCGGCTTTTTTTATCATATCTGCAAATTTAGCAATAGCCTTGGTCGCAATTTCTTTCATTTTCTCTCCGACTCTTATAATTTTATCTCTTAATTCTTCGACTTTATCGGCAAATTTCTTAGCTTCGTCTTTTGTAAATCCAAATTTCTTTCTTAAAAGGTCTATCATTTCTTG